CCATCACTATGTCCGGGTATTGATACTGGATGTATATTATAGTCTGGGAATAATTTTTTCCACTTATTCATAAATGTATTCTCGTTCATTTTTGTGACTATATTACCTAGAGCAAAGAATAAATCTCTACCTACTCTTATCATAGATGCAGTGTTTATATATTGATCGTATATAATATCGTTTCCATTCTCTCTAACAAACTTCTCTAAGGTTTTATATGGATATGTTTTATCATCATGACTATATTTCGTTGTCTTTCCTATCGTGTTTGTGTAACCCTGAAAGATAACATTCTTCAAGTCTTCAGTATCAATTGCTTCTAATATTTTTCTAACATTTCCTTCTTTCATACCCCTCACAGTCTTCATCAACATTGCCTGCCCTGTAGTTGATACAGGTCTGCCGGGAAATGTAAGATCATAAACATATTTCAATAGATCTTTATGAAACTCTGACATGTTATTCACCCTTAGTGAACTCGTTGTCATTATAACTTTCAATTCATATTCAATATCAATATTTTTTCCAAAGTCTTTGCCGGGTAAAAAAAACTTATTGCCAACCATGGCAGTATAGTCTCTGGGAACCATTGGCGGTGACATCATAGTGCCATTTGGTCTCATGTGATCTTCAGGGTTGTCTGATATATCACTTCTTATTACTTTGACGTTGAACTTTTCTAATAGAGATATAAGTTTCTGATAGTCCTCTTCAGTCTCCTCCGCTATGCGGTAAAAAACATCTCTAACTTTTTGATTGTTTATATAATTAAAATACTTTGGTGGATAACACCTACCTACAGCACAAACTCTCAGTGGATCCCAATGTTGATGAACTGATAACATTATAGAGATCGTCTCCTACAACATGGTTTGTATCTAAAAGAAGAAAGACCTGTCATATTGCATAGCACCTCTAAAACTTTTTGACTTTCAGTATTCTTGTGGAATCTATAATCACCCTGTCTTGTATTCCACCACTCACCACCATACCCTGCACTGGTAAAGTTATTCAAAAATTTGATAGAGTCATCATATCTAAAATTCATTTCAAGTGCTTGTAATGCTGTGGAGAAAGACATCTGATCTCTGATGCCACCTCGTTCATACCAATGCCACCACATCTCATTGAATTCTTTGCGATCATTTCTCCACAGTATAGTGCACAGTGGTGAAAAGAATTTCTTGAAATCAAATCCGTTGTCTTTCAACAATGCTGTGTACTGCATGATCTGATTCTTTGACCACCAACCATTATTATAATACTCCATCATCTCATTCAGATAAGAGTGTCTATGTGGATGTTCTAAACAAAACATCTTATCATTATAAGTTTCTAATATCTCTTTACTTATGGTAAAAAATGGTTCTTTCAGCAAATGTAATTTTGTTGCGTCAACATATACACTTGAATCAAAAGGGCAATTTATCTTGAAATATCTTGATGATCTTACTGGGTCACCACAATTTTTTCCGGGCATGATCTTCCATGGTCCCACTGCTTCTGCTTCACCAAAGCAATAGTATTCATGACCATCAGGCATAGTCTCCGGCAACTTGCAATAATTATTCGTAATACAGGTGTAAATTATCACTGAACACTTCGCATGAAATCGTGCTTATGTTTTATATAGATCTTTGACATTCCAACGTAAGATCTCATAGCATTTATAAATTCATGTCTATACTGCCACTGGTCAAGTGCCCCTCTCTGCGGATGCTTACCTCTACGTCCTACCTTATTATAGTATCCAAGTGCAACACCACAATCATTTCTATCTTCAATGATCTTAGGATTCAAATCATTGAGTTGCAACGCAGCATCAAAAGACACCTGATCTCTGTTCACTCCTACCTCAAAGTAATGCCACCATGAGTCACCAAACGTAATCGTTTCATCATTTATTGTTCTGTAAATTATAGTGCCAAGAGGACTTCTGTATTGTCTAAAATTATATCCGTCCTCAAATAAAATTCTTGTCAACTCTATTCCCTGATCAAAACCAAAGAAAGAGCATTCAAAACCCTCTAGCATTTCATCATAGTAAGAAAACTTATTAGGATGTCTTAGTATGGTGAATGGGAACCTACTCTTTGCCAAGTCAACAAACTCCTTTGTCATGACGTAGCAAGCATCAATCCAAACAGTATCTTCACCCTTGTCAAAAAATTTATGTGGATTTATTTTTGGATAAGCAGATAATCTTCTTGGGCAATCTATACTTACATCTAATTTTATAGACTCCCATGGATGTTGTGGTGTGATTGATCCATCATGAAACATGACATACCTTACATCAGGATCATAATAATGATCTGGTATCACATCATAACCATTTGTGATGCAGGAATATATTATCATATAATACCAAACACTTTCATATAAAATTCATGATCTGTAAATTTTGCATATAATTTTGGATGCAATCCTGTGATCGGATAGAGTGCCTCAAGAAATTCATCTTTACGAAGGTATTGTTTCTTGTCACCGTGTTGAGGATGCAATCCTCTTCTACCAACCTTATTATAATACCCAAACTCTATTCCAGAACTATCTCGTTTATCATAGAATTTAGGAGTGATACCTGTAAATTGTATCGCTGCATCAAATGGTATATTATCACGATTGTATCCACGATTACCCCACTTGTACCATTCCTTGTTAAATTTTATCACATCATCTGTCAATTTTCTCCATAAAATTGTACACTGAGGACTAGAATATTTTTTGAAGTTATAATTTTCATCTGACAAATCCTTAGACAAATTTAATATTGTTGACTCAGCGAAGAGAGCACATGTATAACCCTCTAAAACCTCATCAACATATGTAAATCTCCCTCCATGTCTCAATACAGAAAAGGGGAAAGACCTCATACTATTATCTACAAATTCTTTAGTTAATTTGAAACAAGCATCAATCCATACAGTGTGTGAATCTTTAGGAAAATATTCATGTGGATGTGCTTTCACATAATATGAAAAATCTCTTGGATCTTCTATGTCTAAGTCTAGTTGAATGTATTCCCATGGACCGACGCTTGTATCAATGGTGCCATCATGGAAACAAACATATCTAACTTCTTTATCATAGTAACTGTCTTCTGGGAACTCATCATAAGAATTTGTAATGCATGTATATACAATCAATTGACCTGTGATCTGATCTTTGTATTTGTATGGGGGTTCTTTATCTACATTTAGATCTAAGATTCTTGCAACTTTCTCTTTGAATGCTAATGTGTTTTTGTTAGTAAAAATTTTATAGGAGTCATTATATTTTTTATCTCTAGTTGAATCATTCAAATCTACTTGAACTGGGACTCTTGGTATTCTTTCACTACCAAAAACTAGATACTCTGCTATCCCTGCTGTTGCCTGTCCAATATGGTGACAGAACTCCCCATCTACAAAATGATAGTTCCAGTAATGCTCATTCCATTCTCTTACTCTAGGTGTATTGTGTCTCCAAATACAACAGTTTATTGTATGATCAAAGTATGCTGATTTGAATCCAGATGCAGCGACCTTTTCACACCATCTATATAATCTTTCTTCTGGCACAAATCCGCATCGATATGTCTTCAATATCTCTCCCAACAAAGTTCTCTTAGCGGGATGATGCATCTGTGTGATCTCACTCCTTTCTAAAAATTCTTTTGAATTTTTTACAAACTGCATTGTCATAGGATAACAACCGTCAATCCACACATGAGGTTCATCAAAAAACAAATGCGACATACATCTTGTGTGATATGCATTCAGTATTGGGTCATCATACTTACAATCTAATTCTATGAATTCCCATGGACCTGTTTGTTCGATGGGTTTATCATAGAACATCACATACTTGACATCCTGACCATAATAATGGTCTGGAATTTTGTCGTAAGCGTTTATATTAGCGGTAAATATTATAATCGTTCTTCACCATTGAGCATTCTATCAGGTTGTGGCACCCCTGTTGATTCTCCGATAACTCTGTGAGTCACATTGCCGGGTTCTCTAAGGAACCAACCTGTAGCAATATACTTTGGAATATCTCCTGTTAAAAATCCTCCCCGATGCATGTGAGTATATGTTGCTGGCCAAAATACTGCTGTTCCTGTTGTTGGTTGGATTGAACACTTTTGATGTAAGAAATCAGTTGCTCCACCACTCTCATATGGAATATCATTCAAGTAAATCATCCATGTAAGTGCTCTATCCCTGTATATAAATGAACCATCTTCACAATGCCATTGGTGATACCCTCCACCCGCTTCTGTTTTTTGCACCTTCACTGTCCATGATGATAGAGGATCAGAACTGTCAATAACCCCTTTATATTCTTTAGTATACATATCAAAACCATTACTGACAACCAAATTAGTACTGGCAGCGAGACCGGGATCTGCTACTTCTAAAAATAAACCTAAATCTTTCCTTCCAAGATTACCTTTTGCAAATTGTTCTTCTCCATCACCAATGGTATTGAGTGAGTGACTACCCTTCAAAACATTTTTTACCATTTTTTGTTTATTATACATTTCAAAGGCATCAATTAGTATATCACACCATTCTTTACTCATATAATTTTTGACCACTCCTATCCCCTCATTGAACTCCATTTTATGTTCTACATTTTGAGTGATGAGTTCAATATGATGTTTTGGTGTATCGGGTTGTTGTGTCTCAGGTTGTTGTGTCATTTTGAAGTTGTTGGTAAACGGAGGGTGGAATACGTCCGACGTATTCATCTAATTCCATAATTTGATCAAGTAAAATATCTTGACCGTTGAGTTGCCAGAACTCTTCAAGTCCTTGCTTGCTATCCTTGTGAAATATATCTATGTGTTCCTCATGGATTGCAGAACCCATATCTAATCGATAGTTGAATATAGGTAAGGCATAACCTTTACCACTATCTAGTATCAAATCTTCTGACACTGCTCGTGGTTTTATATTCTGATCTATCTTCCACAAATCACCACGCTGATGACATCTTAGCACCTTTGTGGCATGATGTCTAGTGATGATATAACATGCTGCAGAAAAATCATTTATAAACCTATGGTGTAGTTTTAGTTGAATACCATTAGGATTTATAATCGTAAACTGACAAGTATCAAAATTTATGGGTAGTTTTTTTCTAACATCTTTCCACGTAAACGTCCAGTGTCTTGCAGGAGATAAATCAATATCATCTTCCATGACAATTATCTCATCATGGTCTGTCTCTTCTACAAAATGTTTGAGTGCTGTAAGATGAGTTAGAACACAACCTATCTCACCAGAATTCATGTTATCTGGAACTCTACCTTTCAAATATGAAGAAGGGTCGTCTTCCTTACCATCAATACCTGATACTCTTGTGTGATTTTCTATGCCCCAATAATCTAAATGCTGCAGCATATATTCTTGTCTATCGGTATACCTATCTAAGTTCAACCAGTAAACATGGGGAAGACCTGTGAGTTTATATTTACTTTTGTTTTTGTCCACGTCGCCTCTTCACATAATCTTGTTCATTGTAGTAAGTTTCAAATCCTTCTTTATTTTTATACTTTAGTTTCTCCCATAATTTTCTATTATTTTCTATGTGAGGATTAGTGAACCATGAGTTGCTAGTTCGTTTGTGTTCTAGGTGATAGATAACATCATTTATCCTGATTACATCAGAGCATGTATTAAATCTCAAGTATCTTTCATCATCTTCATATCCATATGATACAAAGTTTTCATTCTCCATTCCTAATCTAATGTATTCTTCTCGATCAAAAAATTGACAGAAACCAAACTTGGCATCATACTCTCTCATTTTCCCATCGAATGCATGAAAATTGAAATTGCTGTTGATAAAATTGCTAACTGTTTGGTCATCAGCGAACACTTGCCACTGAAACATACCATAACCATATGGATACACAACCTTCACAGGTTGTAATGGAG